ATTACTGGGCCGCCGGGACCACCGCCCCACAGGTTGAATCTTTCGCCGTACAGATTAACGCCGGTGCCGCCGGCCCAGTAATTGGGATCACCCCTGCTGCCCTGGTCGGTAAATCCCTGAGTGACGTTAGTCCCGCCCAGCGCCAGGTCGATCATGCGGCTATAGCTTGCCAGCGCTTCCGGGTTGCGCATCAGCGCCGCCAATCGCCTGCCAACTGCCCCGCGCCTGATAGGGCCATAGAAGCTCTTGCCGCCACCGCCAGGTCCATACATCATTTGCTCAAGCGTGAGCGGTGCCAGGCCCTGCTTTGCCCTGCCTTCGTTGACGTATTGCATGCGATTGAAAAGACTCTCGGCAACGGCGACGCCGGCACGTGGATTTTCGAGAGAGACAAGAGCTGCCAGGCGATTCTTCAAATCCGGATTTGCCGAAAGCTGCGAGGCTATTCCGGAGCGCTGCTGTCTCAGATAATCAAATTGCTTAAGGTCGCCGGCCGGAACAGCAGGACCGCCGCTGTAATCGCCGCCGGCGCCACCTCCGCCTCCGCCCCGGTAATAGGTTCCGACGCCGCCGCCTGGATGATATGCAGCCTGAATCACGCGACCTTCGCCACCGCCGAAGCCTCCGCCGCCAGTGCTCCCGGCAAAGCGATAGGCCGCATTGATCATCCCCTCCTCCACGCCCTGGCTGATCGTCTGCTTGAACGATTCCTTCTGGATCGTCCCGCCCTCACCCATTGCCGGCGGCACTACCGGCCCGCCAGGCGATGTGCCCCAATCTTTCCAACCTCTTAACCAATCGCCCCACGTGCCTTTCGGAACATTTTTCTGGATTGGAGTTTGCCACCAGCCTTTTATATTATTGAGAGCATTGAGACCGGCGACAAATTCATCGACACCCTTTACGACGTCAGGAATTTGCCTGGCAATTTCAGCAAGAAAGTTACCAAACTCCTGCAATGATCTTTGGGTTTCTTCGCTGGACAATAACTTCGTCCATTCCTGAAGAGTCGTGGTGAATACATTCAAAGATCCGGCTTCGGCCATCTTGGCAAAGACGCCTTCCCAGGCATTTCCAAGATCACGTATCGCATCATTAAATTCCTTAATCGACTTCATCGCCGGCCCGCTTAATTCAGGCACAAACTTTTTCACTGATGCGACCGCTGCATCCAGTTCCTGCTGCGTCAGACGGGCCAACTCTTTCGGCAGACCAAGGAATTCCAGCAACTGTTCGCGATCGATCATGCGCGGCATGGTCTGAATAAATTTTAAAACGCGCTGAACCGCCTCGGCATTATCCTGAACGCCGCGTAAATTTTCGGCAAAGGCACGCACGCCAGGATCGCCATATCTCCTTAAGCCTTCGAGCGCGGGACCAACGCCAGCGCGCATCTGCTGCATGTTGCGGGCAAACGAATTCAGCGATGCCGCCATTTGGCTAGAAGTAACACCAGACGCTGATCCGATTGCCTGAAATTCTTTCAGCTTCTCAATCGTAATTCCGGTCTCGCGCGACAAGAAGATCATCTCCTTCGTCGACTGAGCAAAGTTGCGCAGACCGGCAGTCATCGAGGCGAAGGCGGCGCCGACGCCGAGTACGGAAATGCCGATGGCGTTCAGCGACGGAACCAGCAGCCCTTTGATATTCTGTGCAGTATCGGCAACCGACTTACGAAGATTTTCAAATTGTATGGTGGCACGGCCGACCTTCTCGCCGCCCTTGCCCATGTCGTCGAGTTGGTTCTTGAGATCGCGCAGAGGCTTCGAGAATTTGTCGACAACCTCGAGTACCACGCGGATTGCTTGGTCTTGTTCAGCCATTTCGTTGTGCTTCTTGCACTTCCACGTATTTACCCATCAATTCGTAAACCATCGACATCGGCAAATCGGCAAATTCCAAAGGACTGCAGTTGAAAACCAAGCCAAGGCGTATGCAATCATGAACTAGATCTTGCCCGGCACCGGTACGAAAAAAGGCGTGAGGCCCCATGCGCATGATACCCAGTCGCGCGGGGAAAGCTGTGCAATCGACGACGGAGGAACGTTGCCAAGCAGTGACAGCATGGCATGCATCTTGCGCTCGTCGTGCGTCACCCGCGGCGGATCGGAGATCGGATCGAAGATCACCGGATTGCCGATTTGCAGCAAATCGCGCGCCGTCGGCTCACGGAATATCAGCACGGAAACAGTTTCGCCATGCGCTTCGATCGCCCGCGACAGTTCGCACTTGAAGGCTGGCTCCTTTTCCTGAACCTTGGTCTCTGGCGTAATGGGAGAAACGTTTGCTCGTGTGTCAGACATCAGACGTTGGCCACAAGTTCATCGCAGGTTAACCCCTCGAATTTCACATTGAACTGGCCATCGCGCGTATTGATGGTCGAGCGCTCGGCGCGCCAGGCATTGCGTAAGACATACACGGTGCCGTTGGCGAGCTCGGCGGTAATGGTCGCGTCGGTGACAGCGTCGATGTCCTCGACGCTGGTGCCGGGGATCGTCGACACATCTCCCGAGACGTAAGGCACCACCGGAAGCTCGCTGTATCCGTGCACCGAATCTTGTCCGGCGATGCCAGTGCGTTCCTGGCGCGATGCCATGACCTCCAGATTGCCACGCACGGCAAGTTGTCGGCCATCGATAGACCAAAAGGCTACGCCTGCGATTCTTTGGGCCACTTTTAACCTCCTATGCTACTAGCGATGAAAGAAAACCGTCTATCGAGAACGGCAGCGACCAGCGCTGCTTGTTGTTTCTTGGTTGCCCAGCGACAATTATCAGGCTCATAGTTCCCATCGTTGTTGATGCGATCAAGTGAGTGCTGTTTTGATGGTCGGCGCCCCATACCTGCAAGGAAGTTCGGTCCAACGTCCGAACCGTTGCCCCATAAGATTCAGCCGTTTCGTCATGCTGCAAACGCCGCAGATGGAAACTGGAGGCGAAATTGGCCCAAAACGGCAAAAAGTCTTAATTGATTAATAATATCCGGGGGGTATAGGACATTAATCCTATTAGGATCGACGTCGTCGCGCTCGACGATTAGCGCCTTCTTGAACAGGTCGGTGTTCTCGACCAGCCCGTCGTATTCGCTCTGTCTGTATTCGGCGACGATCTCAGCCTTGATCAGATTGGGCGTGACGATCGCCTGCCCCGGCCCGAATTTGGTGCCGTCATTAGCAAGCTTTGATCTTGCATATTTGCTGGTAATCGCCTGGCGCATGCGACGGAACAGCTCGGCAAGCGTAGCCAACGTCGTCATCAGCTCATAAGCGTTGTCGGGCTGGCCGAGGACGTTCTTCTGATAGGTTGTCTGTTCTCGAGCGATCGCCGGAACGCCATCTGCCGTCGTTGTCTGAATAGCAAGACCGACCGACGCCAGCGAGTTGAGCTGCGTCTTGTTGAATCGTCCGGTTTTTGCCGCTGGCCGAATACCGTCGAAGGTCAGCGTCTGCAAAGGGCGCGCCGGGTCGATCGAAAGCGCACCGGCTGCTTCTGCGCAGAACGCTCCGGTCCATTCCCAAACCGGCGATGGGCTCGTGGGCTCGACCGCTATGATCGAAATCACGCCAGTGTTGTTGGTCGGCCCGTAAGTGAACAGGTTGGAATAGGTGTCACGACGCGAGGACATTACGTGGCCGTAGTCTTCCCTGATCCAGCCCCAGCGACCGGAATCGGTGAACCCATATTCCAATCCCCAGGCCGCTATCGATCCGGTATCGGTGTGGCCCATGCCGACATATTCGTATGGCTCCTCGCCAAGGTTGGCGATGGCATTGGTCCAGGTCGGAACACCGGTGCCGTTGGCGAGAGTGTTGTTTGTCGGCAGCGTCAGCGTCATGCCGACCGGCGTCATCTCGCCGCCGAGTGGTCCGAGCACGTTCAATTCGACGCGAATATCATTGCCGGTAATGCCGCGCCACTTCGTCGTCAGCGTCGTCGTGGCTCCGACCGGTGCGCCGGCGGTGACCGGAAGCTCCGGCATCGCCGCGATCGCCGCCTGGATCTTGCCAGCTACCTGCGCCGTGGTGTCACCGGCACTGACGCCGACATTGACATTCTGACCGGCGATATAGAGATCGAGCGTACCGGCCTGCGTCGGCCCGGCGGTGACGATGATATCGCCGGTCGCGGCGACACCCGTTACCGGTTCGGCGATCGGCAGCAAAAGGCAAGGCGACGCCTTGTTGAGCAGGAAAAATTCAGTGAACATCCGCGCCAGCGGCGATCCCTGCCCGGCAAGATAATTTGCCTGCTGCAAGGAGGCACAAGCGACCGGCGTATCGACCACCGCCGTTCCGGCGGCGATCTTGTAATCGGCCAACAACGCATACTTAGTGAATGTCGGCGTGCCGGCCTGCGAGGGATCGACCTCGATATAGACCAGCGGGACTTTCCAGCCTTGCGGAATGTGTGAAAACGAAATCGGCATCGGTCATTCTCCTTTGGATTTTCTGGTTGCTTTCTCGTTTGCCCGTTCCTCGGCAACCTCGACGATGTCACCGTCACGCAGCATACGAAAAGTAAACTGATCGGCGGTCCACAGGCCGCCCTCTTTAGGCAGCGGGCCGTCGACGGGATGTGGCGGCAGACCTTCGCGCTTTGGCTTTACCAGCATCTTTGCCGACATTGGCTGTTCCTCCATTGATCGGTATGTCCCACTGCATTTCGATGAGCGGGGCATGCGGATTGAGTAGCGGACGCGCATCAACATGCAGGGTTTCGAATATATCCGGAATGTAAGGCTCAAACGGTATAACGCCGAGATAGCAGCTTAGATCAAACTGTAGTTCGACGACCGGCGTCTCGTTATCATGGCCGACCGAGCCGAATATGTGCGTGCGCTCGCCGCGGAGGAATGATTCAATCTTATAAGTATCATTGTTATAAAATGTCGGATCGGAAAATAGGCCATTCTCGATTTCATACAGTGCCTGGTCGGCTCGAGCCTCGCCGACATCGGGATAATTATTGATCACGATCACCGAGATGCCGATGCGCACGGTCGTGCGAAATCTGATCTCGCCCTCGTTAGCATCACCCTCCGGCAGCATCAGCTCGTTCATGAAATAGATGCCACAATAGGGCAACTGATCGACCTGGATCGGCAGTGATTTGGTCTTGCTGAAACTGAAATCCTTGAAGAATGGAAAGCGCCGCACACGGTCAAACACGCCATCCCGAACCAGCAAGGAATAAGTATTGCTCATGGTCGCGCCACGACGATCCTCTGCAAATGAAGCGTGGTTTCGCCGCCGCCATTGCGAATGGCATCTGTCACCTCGAATGATCCAGCATCGGGCAGGCCTTCGGCCGCGGGAACCATCACCTGGTCGTGCTGGATCGGCGCAATGACGAATTCGGCATCGAGAATGTCGAGGATGGTGCGCTGCTCGGAGATGATCGAGCCGTCGAGCGCCACTACATCGAGCCCGGCAGTATCGAAGATGCCGCGAGCATTATAAGGCAGCACGCCGGGCTGGCTGGCGGAGGGAATAAAAGTCACGGGACGCGCGAAAGTATCGAATGCCGGAAGATAGACCATGCTGGAAAAGTTGATGGCCATTTATTTCCGCTTGTTTCTCTTGTGCAAATTGAAGATCTTCAACGCCCGGCGTCCCTTTGGCGCCAGGAATTTCCGCTTCTTTTTCAGCAGAGCGACGATCTTCGCGTTCTGCTGCGGCATCTTACGTTTCCGAGTCCTTGGCGGTTTCGGCATGATATGAGCGTGAGCAGCCCGGGCGAACTGCTTAATGCTCGGCCGCGGATGTTGATAGAGCCAGCCCGGATCAGTGACACGCAACGGGGCAAGCTTGCAGCGGCACCAGGGATGATGGGGAATGCTTCTTCTTACATCCTGAAAGCGGTATGGGCCACCGGCGGCAATATCGCGGCAGAATTTGCACACCTCATTATCGTTGGCGGTAACGACCCGCACCATCTCGTCCGGGGCAAAGTGCCGGCGCCGCTTCGGTTCGATTCTCTGACCGGTCGTCAATACGACGGCATCCGGGTTTGCCTGCTGGATCAACTTCAGCAGCTGCGCCGACAGCAAAGCCGCTTCGGTATTTGGATCGGGCGTCATCGTGCCTTTCAGCATTCAGGCCTCGTATCGCGTGAAATGAACCAGCAGATCGTGCGCTGCACGCATCGCCGGCGTACCGCCGACCGTTGCGCCTCCGGCCATGCTGCGCGCTAAAATGTTCGGGTCGAAATAAATAATTCTACTTTCCTTATGACCTATCATCCGCACTGTCGCATCGCCACGCAGCGTCGCGTAATAAGTCTCCCTACCAATCATCACGACGGCTTGTTTCAACGCCGGCGGCGTCTCTACCGGAATATTCCAGCCACCGGTGTAATTGATCTGCGTCTGATCGATGAACGTGCCGGAATTGAGCGTGATTTTGCCCCATTCACTGTCGAGCATGAAGTCGCCATTCGCCAAGGTCAGCGCAGCACCATTGTTGTCGAAAGAATTAATATCAATAGCGTGAACAGGATAACGAGCAAGGAACAATCGATGGCAGTCGATCGGAATTTCGGTGAAGGTCTCGACCACGCCCTCTTTGCCGAAGATGCGATTATTGCAAAGACGCGCCACTTCATCGGACACCCTATCAAGAATGCTCTGCAGCAAAGGGTCTTGAGCCGTTCCGGTGATGTTCAGTGCGATTTTGAATTCATCGAGCGTCATCAGATCGACGGTCGGAGCTGGATTGGTCACAACGATATTGGATTGCACTTAAGTCTCCTGCGACTCGTGCAGGCTCGGAATTACTTTATTCTTTTTTACTGCACGCACACGTAGGGCCTTGAGATTGCGACGAACTTTCTTGACCCGGTCCGCCTTATTTGCCTT